TTATTACAGAAGTTGATGACGATACTACTCCAGCAACTGGTGATGTTAAAATAGTTGGTTCATTAGTTGTAGGTATATTTTTAGATTCAAAATTGCAAGAATTTATGGTAATGGGAAGTCTTCCTACAAAAACTGATAGCACACCATGGAAACCAACAGACCCTATAGAAGATAATAATATTAGAGTAAGAGCTGGAGAAGACCCAAATACAGAAGACCCTGTTGGTTTATATCAACCTCCTAGTACATATGCTCCAGTATATCCATATAATAATGTATACGAAACAGAGAGTGGTCACGTTAAAGAATATGATGATACTCCTGGTGTAGAACGTATAACGGAAAGACATAAAAGTGGAACAAGATATGAGATAGACCCAAATGGTACAAAGAATGAAACTATTGTAAGGGATAATTATAAATTAGTAGCAGGACATGATACGCTTGAAGTATATGGTAATGTTAAAATTATTGTAGGTGGTGATGTAGATATTGCTGTAGCAGGTGATGTTACTGCTAAAGTTACTGGTGATATATCATTAATTGGCGTTGACGCTGATGGTGATAAAGAGCTTGGTATCACTATGGATAATGCAAATGATAAAATTATATTAGAGACAATTAATAATATTGTCACTATGGATAATGCTAATAAGAAAATCACATTAGACACTGATGATGTTGAGATAACAGGTAATCTAAAAGTAACTAAAGATGTTGTTGTGACTGGTACAACTAAGACTAGTGAGTCACAATTAATTGATGGACACTTCCATACTCATGGTGACCCTGCAGGAAATACTAGTCCGTTAAGCTAATAAAGGTATAAATAAGATATATGGCACAGATCGCACGACAAGCAACGTACAAAGATTTAGATTTTACTTTTAAGCAAAATCCTAATACCAATGACGTTGGAATAAAGAAGGATAATGCTTCAATAAGTCAAAGTGTATTAAATATATTAAGAACAAATCATGGAGAGAGACCATTTAATTATAATTTTGGTGCTAACCTAAGAGCATATCTATTTGAGAATATGTCAAATATAACAGCAGCAAATATGTCTACTTCTATTAATACTGCTTTAGCTAATTGGGAACCAAGAATAGAAGTATTAAATACAAACATTCAGGCTAAGGGCGATGAAAACGAAGTATTTATAACAGTAACCGGTAGAGTTTTATCTAGTAATGAAGTAATAGATATAGCAACCACAATAGAGAGATTACGATAATGGCAATAGAACGCAGAATTTCAGCAAGTGAATTAGATTTTGACCAATTAAAATTAAACTTAGTTGCATATATGAAGGACACAGATACGACCTTCAATGATTATAACTATGAAGGCTCAGCAATGGCAACCATTATTGATGTATTAAGTTATGTAACACATATAAATTCAATGAATGCAAACTTTGCTCTTAATGAAACGTTCCTTGACACAGCTCAGTTACGAACTTCTGTGGTATCTCATGCTAAACTATTAGGATATACACCAAGGTCTATTGCTCCTTCTACTGCTTATATAAATTGTAAAATGGCTACTGGGTCTGCTACTCCTTTATGGAACCATGATACAGATAATAATCCATTACCATTAACTATAAATAGGGGCGTTACATTTCAAACCGTTATTGATGGTGTCACATATCCAATGTTTAATTCAACTACTACTACCATCAATTATGATGCAACGAATGGTTGGCTATTCTCTAATATCCAAATTGAGCAAGGAGTATTAGAAAATATAACATATCAATTCCAAAATAATAGTTTTGAGACATATTTAATTCCAGATATTAATGTAAATACAAAATCCATTAAAGTCACTGTGGCAGATTCATCTTCATCTACTGCATCTAAAGTTTATTCTTTAAATAGCAATGTAGTAAACTTAGATGGTACATCCGAAGTATTCTTTTTAGAGGAAGGAAGAGATAGTTATTATGAAATTAAGTTTGGTGATAACATCATTGGTAAAAGACCACTTAATGGAAGCACTATTACAATTGAATATTCTAAGATATCATCAGGTAGTAATGTGAATGGCGCTACTGTATTTACGTTGACTGATACAATTGCTGGTAATACAGATGAGACCATCACACTTGTAACTAAAGCTACTGGTGGTGCAGCAAGAGAAACTAAAGAAGCTATTAAATTTAATGCTCCTCTTGCCCATGTATCTCAAAACAGAGCTGTTACACCTGACGATTATAAAGCTATTATTAAAAACGAATTTGCCGACATTGAAGCTGTCCAAGTATGGGGTGGAGAAGACCATGATGTACCAGACTATGGTAAGGTTTATATAAGTATTAAACCATTATCTGCTGAAGTACTTACTGCCACACAAAAAACAACAATCATAACAAGTATTCTTAAACCTAAAAACGTTGTATCCATCACACCCGTACTGGTTGACCCAGAATATACATATATAGATTTAGCAGTTTACTTTAAATATAATCCAAACCTTGCTACAGTTACAGCATCTGGTCTTGCAACTAATATAAGGAGCACACTTATCTCATATAATACTGACACACTTAGAAGTTTTGGTGGAGTATATAGAGACTCAAATGTTCTTAAAAAGATTGATGATACTAATATTGCTATCTTATCTAATATTACCCGTATTAAAATGATTAAAAAGATTACACCTATTCTTAATACAGCTACTAAATACGAACTTAAGTTTAATCAAGCATTGACTGACTTAGATGCTACTACAGCAGCTCTTGGTTCTTATTTGACCTCAACGCTATTTACATATAGTGGTGCACAATGTAGACTTAAAGACTACTATGATACTTCAACTGCTACTAGAATTATTCAAATTGTAGGAACAGATGGTGTAATATATGGTACAAACCTTGGTGATGTTAATGAAGAAAATGGAACAATTACTTTAAATAGTTTTACACCAACTGCATTACCAACAGGGTTAACTACGATTGACGTGACTGTTAAGCCGGCTTCATCTGACATTAAACCTACAAGGAATGAACTATTAACTATTAATACCTCAACCGCAACGATAACAGGAGAGATAGATACTATGGCTACTGGTGGTACTACTGCTGGTATTGACTATACAACAGTGAGTAACTAATGTCAACTTTAGGTAAATATAATATATCATCATACATAGATGACTTAATACCTGAACATATACAGTCTTTATATCCTGACCTGGTTTCATTTCTTAAGGTATATGCTCTTTATTTAGAGCGTGAAAATAAGTCTGGATTTTATCTTAACGCATTAGATATCCAAAGGGATATTGATTTTATAGAAGATAGTCTCCTTACAGAACTACAAAATGAGATTGGTATTGCGGTACCAAGAGACTTTGCTACAGACCCAAGGAAATTTTATAAAAGGCTTGTTGAGTTCTATAGAAGTAGGGGTACACCAGAATCAATCACATCATTCTTTAGGGTGATATATGATGATGAGGTTGAAACATATTTTCCATTTGTAGATATACTTAATCCATCAGATGGAGATTGGACAGACCAAACAACTGATATTATAGCAGCCCACGCTAACTATACACCATCAAATACCTTCACAATTAGTGGAACACCAACAGTAGTTAGTGGAAATAATGATAGTGGTAATCCAGCATTATTTGATGATGATGTGATATTTGTTAATAATGTATATAAGACACCAGGTACAGATTACGTTGAGTCAGTCTATTCAGATACTACAACAAAATATAAATTAACATTCACAAGTGCATTAGCAAATGGTGATGTAGTTAAGACATATGCTAAAGGTTTGTTTTTAACCAATGATGGTTTTTTATCAGATAAGAAGTACTTACAAGACTCTTATTATTACCAAAAGTTCTCATATGTTCTTAGGACTGGTAAGAACGTAGCTGATTGGAAGAATGCATTTACAAGATTGATTCACCCAGCGGGATTTAAATTCTTTGGTGAGATATCAATATTTGTTAAATTATTAACCTCAGGTATACCAGCACAATATGGTTGGTTACTACCAGCAGGTAAAATTAATATTAATATTGGTGCATTCCAAGTTGGTCCAGTAAGTTTTAATAGTCATATATTAGAAAAGAGTTATACACATATTCCATATACTACAACTGGAACTTATAATATTGGTTCAGGTGGCGGTAGAATAGGTATGTGGAACCATTGGGAGAACATGAAGTTTAGATATTTAGGTCCAATTAGTAATTTTGCTTCATACACAGTTCAAGATAGTATAAATAACAATATAGGTTTACAATTCGGAACTCAAAGAGCTGAGCTCCATTTATAATATAACATAACAAAGGAAAAGACATGGCAGCAATAATAACTAGCAGATTTAGATTAGATACAACAGATAAATTCTTAGCTAGTCTTGCATCAAACACATTCTATATGGCCTTGGGACGGCCTAATGCGTGGACTGATGATACAGTTCCAACAACCCCAT